ACGTTACCACTACGTTCGATCTGCAGGTGCGTACGCCCACCGTTGAGGCAAACGCCGGGTTCGCTCAGATGTCAAGCGAGAACGACGCGGGCGATGCTACTGGCACCCGCTACTGCTTGTCGCCAGAATCGGACCCGGACTATCGCCTGCGTGCGGCGACCGATTCTCTGTGGGACAGCGAGACGTTCAACTACAACGGCATCAACAGTGCCAAGTACCGCATGCAGTCCAGCGGGTTCGTACCGGCATACTCGTCCGGCTATGTGTCATTCAATCCGACGAGTGCGACGGCGGCGAATAACGCGGCGTGCCTAACCACGTGGAAGTATTTCCCGATCTACGGTGCGGATCAGACGTACCTCGAAGTCAGTGCGGCGATCACTACGACGATTGCTACCGGCAACACGCTGGAGTTCGGATTCTACACGACCGGAACGAGTGCCCCATATACCCCGACCGATGGGGCGTTCATTCGCGTCACGACTACCGGCGTGATTGGCGTGTGCAGTTTCAACGGCTCGGAAACCACTACGGGCGTGTTCGCAGCGGTCGGAGGCGGCAACTTCACGATGGCCGCGAACACGTTCTACCACCTCGTTGTGAGCATCAACGAACGCGAGGTCCAGTTCTGGATTGACGACGTTCTCCGGGGGACGATCAACCTTGACCTCACCGGAACCGGACAGCCGTTTATGAACGGTTCGCTGCCCGTGTCGTTCACGCAGCGATTGCCGGGTACGGGCGGCTCGGCAATGACGCTCCGCATCTCGGACTACACCGTGTCCAAGGGCGGCTATGTGCCGTTCCGTTCGTGGGAGTCCGGGCTTGCGGCGATGGGCTCATGTGGCTATCAGGCCCAGAGCGGGTCCACGATGGGCAGCACGGCCAACTACGCCAACTCGGCCAACCCTACGGCGGCGGTGCCGACCAACACCACGGCGGCACTTGGTTCGGGTCTTGGCGGGCAGTTCTGGGAAACTGATACTTTGGCCGCGACCACGGACGGCATCATCTGTTCATACCAGAACCCGGCGGCAACGGTCAATCTCAGCGGGCGAACGCTCCTGATTCGCGGCGTGAAGATTGCAAGTCACGTTCAGACCGTGCTTGGTGCAGGTGCGGGCTACGTTGCATCATGGTCGCTGGCGTTCGGCAGCACAAACGTCTCGCTCGCTACTACCGAATCGTCCATCGCCAAAGCCCCTCGCCGCGTGGCGTTGGGATTCCAGACCGTGCCGACCACGGCGGCAGCATTGACGCTCTTGCAGGAAGTGCAAATGCGGTTCGATTGCCCAATCCCCGTCCAGCCAGGCGAGTTCGTCCAGATCGTCAAGAAGAAGATCGGAGCGGCCCCCGCATCCGGCACCATCGCACACCTCATCACGTTTGATTGCGTATTCGAGTGATACACTCCACCAAAGGAACCTGACACATGGCAGACACCTATCTTGCAGCCGGGGCAACGTCACTCGCTGCCGCTAACTGGTCCGATGCAACCGGACTCGCGGCGAATGCAACGGCGTTCATTCAGACTGGAACCCAGACCATCACGGGCGGACTTGCCCCGTCGATTGCTACGGGCATCAACAACCTTGACATCCTCCCCGGATTCTCGGGCACCATCGGCGGTGCGGCTGGTTCGCTGGCCGTCGAAACCGATCTGGCATCGTGGAACCCGTCCACGCAGATTTCACGCATCCGGTATCTCGCTGCTGGCGGTGTAATGAACTACACCCCGCAGGGTGCGGGCGGTGCGGCTGACTCGGCTGGATTCGTCCAGTGTCAGGGTGCTGGCTCGCTCAACCTGACGGGCACGGGCACCATCCGGGCGGTCCAGTGCCAGAGCGGGCGTATGTACATCGCCCCGACTATCGGCAGCATTGCCACCTATCGCTGGGTCTTCAGTGGTGGTACGTCAACGATTGACGGCGTGAGCGGGTCAACCAAGATCCACGCAATCACCATCGCGGGCGGGCAGCATCTTCTGAAGAAGGGGATTCAGGGTTCTACGCTCGCGTCCACGGGATTCGTTGAAGGGCTCAACGTGTGCGGGGGCCAACTCACCATCGACGCATTTGGTGAAACCATCTCGGATCTGCGGATCTACGGCGGGTACGTGACGGTAGTGAACTGCGGCACGATTGCCGTTATCAGCGGGTACAACGGCACGCTCGACTTCAGCAAACTCCAGCGGCCCGTGACCGTGACCCTGCTGGAAGACGGCCCCAACCTTACCGTTATCCCGTCGAAGCTCCTGACCATCACAACCTACAGCGGTGCGACGAACGGTCGCCAGCCGATCAACGCAGGTGCAAACGGCCTGACCTGAACCCGTGCCCAAGCTCCTAGCCATCGACCGCAAACTACGGACGCTCTCGCGGCGGCTGGTGACGGACGCGGGCGGGGCTCCGTGCTGCTGTGGGCCGGGCGAGGTGTGCCCGTGCGATCCGGCGTTACGGCTGCAAGCGTTCCGGGCGGATACGTGCCGCGGTGGCGTGGTTGGTCCCAATGTGTTTGATCTGTCCACGCCGGCACGCATCGCCATTGTCCGGCTGGAATGGGGCCTGCTGTGGGACACGCTGGACTTCGGGCCCGTGGTACGGGTGGCTGAGAGCGGCGAGTCAACCGGCACGGCCCAATGGTGCGTCGTGCATAGCCCTACGGGCTCGACTGGGCTGGTGTGGGTGCTATCGGGGGCTACGTCAGCGTTCGTCTACCAGAGGGCAGGAACCAACGTAGAAAGCCAGCAAGAGTCGATCAACTACGCCGGGCCGGATGCGTTGATTGTGCCGGTGCCGATCCCGCGTGGTGCTGGCCGTTCGAACAAGTCGGTAGCCTGGCATCCGGGTAACTCGCTCACGTGGCGGGCCGGGCCCACGTACCCCAACGGCCAGCCTATCCCATCGTCGCCGGATTTCTTGGCACTGGACGGGCGGTGCAACCAGTCCAGCACGTTTTCCGACCGTGGCATCGTGGAGACGCTGCAATACGCATTCGCTGGCGGCGTGGACGGCGGGCAGGCGGCGTACGCCAACACGTACCGGTTCGCCAATGCGACCAGCCGCGTTGAACGCAATACGCAGTGGTACGCCCGATGGACCGTGCGTTATCTCACCTGCGAATCGGGCGGGCCGGACCAGCTCACGCAAGAGCCGGGCTGCTCCAACTGCGGCGACCGTTCCACGCTGGAGCCGTTCGTATGAGCTTGCTAGGGCGAGCCTGGGCGGGCGTGACGGGTGCGGCCCGGTGGATCAGTTGCCAACCCGTCGCGGCAGGCGTGGCCGAACAGCGGGCCAGCATCTGCCGCCAATGCCCGTCCGTGGTGCCAATGCGGGTGCGTGGTACGGTTCTGGCGGCGGGGTTCTGCGGCGACCCGTTAGCGGCGACTAACCGAACCTGCGGGTGTCTGGTGCTGTGGGCGAACGATGGGGGCAAGCCAGACACGGCGGCGGGGAAGGTGACTTGCAGCGGCGAGAAATGCCCCCAAGGACGCTGGTAGCAAACCGACACCGAACGGCCCGTTAGGGTGCTGATGACGATTTGAAAGAATCGGACGCAGAATGTGTAGTGTGGGCTTGAACGGTACGATATAGTACCGTAGAGTAACGGGTCAGGAATAAGCCTGACTCAACGAGGACCGCACCAATGACGACCGCAACCGCCGCACAGATCACCGATGGGACCAAGGTTGACCGATTCGACTTCGAGGAGTGTGACTCTTGCAAGTGCCCGAACCACGGCGGAACGCTCCGCAAGATCTACCGCTATGGCAGCACGATGTCGATGGAAACCGATCTGTTCACGTTCTTCGGATGCTCATGCAGCGTGTCGATTAGTCACGATCCGGTCGGCACGTATCCATCGGTCGCAACGTATTGGGACCACTTCAACGGCGGCATCGGCAAACTGAACGCAATGTGTGCAAAGGCAAAGTACAACTTCTGACAACCACCGCCCCATGCCGGAAACGGCACGGGGCGGATTACCGGAACCACGCACGATCCGGCGTGCAGGAGACGAACATGAAACTCACGATTTCAGCACACGACTGCACCGACGCGAATGGTAATGCGGTCGGGTACATTGGGGCAGAAGACCGCAGGGGCTGGTTCTTCTCATGGGGAATGGCGGAGCCTCCGATTCGTGCGGTTATCACGAACGGCTGGCTCTCCAAGGATGAGAAGGCCCGCATCATCGCCAGCCTTGAAATCGAACAAGAAACCGGAGTACGTGGATTTGCACGGGCAACGGCGGAACGTGTGTTGCGTTCGTACCTTGCCAAGCGTTGATAGGAGACACCATGCAACTGCTTTCACAAGCACTCATTCAGGAAATGACCGACGCGATGAACGCGGCTGAAGAAGACCTGCTCAACGGTGCGTCCGCATACGACGACTGCGAAGACGACGACCGCCGCAAAGTCGAAGTGTTCGGTGCGATTCTGAAAGATCCAACCGCTGCCGCTGTCAAGTCGCATGCGTTTGCGGTCGAATGGATTGCCGACCTGCTCGAAGACACAGCGAACCGGGCACAGCACTTCGGACGCGGGGATAGGCCGTATGACCACCACGCGGCAATCGTGAAGGATTACAAGCGAATCACCAAGGAGACACCATGAAGATTGCACCAGAACACGAAGCGGCGGTCAACGGTTTTGCGGACAAGGCAGAGGCGATCCGCAAGCTCGTTGCCGAACTTTCGCGGCAGATAACCGACCACATCACGACCATCGACCGCGAACAAGGCGACACGATGGACTTGTTCTACGAACTGTCTGACCGCTCTCGGCAGGCGGCGTATTGGCTTGGACGCATCAACGACGAACGCAGAATTCTCTGACTCCTCACCCGTCGCGTGCGGAAACAATCGCGGCGTGGTTTATGCAAATCTTCCCCATCATCGTTGCGTCGGTATGCCTGATGCTGGCCCCGCCGCTTACCCCGACCTACTCCAGTTGCTTCGAAGCGTTCTTGGCGACTCTCAACCAGATCAACACGCTCGATTCGCATGGGCTCATCACCCACGAAACGGCACGCACGCGGCGACTGCAAGCCATTGCCGACTACCAGCAATGCAAACGCGATGCGTTCCGTGCCTGGCTGCGTGAACGAATCCGCACGAACCCGGAGCGGATCTACGACTGACACACACTCGGGGCTTGTGGCTCCGGCTCTCTCACCCGTCGCGGGCCGGAAGGTACGCGGCGTGGTTTCGGCGGATCGCATCGTGTTTTTGCTCCTGTTTCAAACGTGTTGCGTTTTTACTAGCGGCCAGCGAGCCGTGCCGAGAATCGCATCTCCCGTACGTCGAAAGGCGTGCGGCGAGGTTTCAACTGTCAAGATTCACTTGACTGTTCACAAAGGAGCCTTGCGATGGACGATAGATTCGACGGCGGCTGTCCTGCGGACGTTGGCACTGACACGAAGGCGGAGGCTGATCCGTTCATGGACACCGTGAAGCGGTACGGAGACAACCGGGCAAGCCTTGGATTTGCGGAAGGGTACAACCACGCGGCCCGCATGTTGATCGACACGCACCCGGAGGCGGCATTGGTTCTGATCGACTCGTTCCATGCGGAAGTCGCCAAGCGTGACGAGAAGCCCGCTTGACTTCTACGGGACGAAAGCGTACCGTCCTGCAAGGAGATTCACCATGTGCCAATGCAGAACCGTTGAACGCAGAACGCCAATCGAAGACCGCGACTCGCACAAGTGCGACAAGTGCGGCAAGCGGATGAGCCATGAGCCAGACGACCCGGATACGGGCGTGAGCGAGTGCGTCTGGTACTGTGCCGCGTGTGACGACGCAGCCGACAGCGAATAACAAACACGACCGCCAGGCTAACGCTGAAGCGGTCATTTCGGCGGCGTTCACTGCTGGTGCGGTTGAACGTTGTTAAGAGCCGCCGCGTGTCGCCGTGCCTTGTTGGTGCGGCGGCGTTTTTGAGGAGCAATCGAATGAGCGAAATCGTTACCCGTCAGGCCGAACCGTCAGCACTCGCAAGCGTGGAGTTGTCGCCGCTTGGCATCATCTCGCAGGCCGTCAAGTCTGGCATGTCGCCAGAAGCACTGAGCCAGCTCGTCGCCCTGTCCGAACGCATGGACGCAACGAACGCACGGAAGGCGTTTGCGGACGCTATGGCACGCTTCGGCTCGATCTGCCCGCCAGTGCAGCGGCGTACCGAGAACAGCCAGTTCCAAGTTACCCGCGATGGTCGCAAGGTCAATCGCATGTACGCCAGCCTCGACGACATCGCCGCGACGATCCGCAAGCCGTTGGCCGAATGCGGCCTGTCCTATCGCTGGTCTAACGCCGTGGTAGACGGAAGCAAGCTCACTCTGTCGTGCGTGGTGTCGCATGAGTTGGGACATTCGGAATCTTCGAGCGTGACGCTGCCGACCGAATCGCGTGCCGGGTGCAGCGAGGCTCAGAAGATCGGGGCCGTGACGACCTACGCACAGCGGTATTCGCTGGTGAACGCATTGGGATTGACGAGCTGCGACGAGGACACGGACGGGAACGATGACGCGGCAACCGGCGAAACGATCAGTGAGGCCGATCTGCTGGCGTTGGAAGTCGATCTGGATTCGATCAAGGCCGACATTGGCAAGTTCAAGGCGTACATGGGCGTGGAGAATCTGCGCGACATTCCTGCGTCTAAGGTGCGTCAGGCGTTCGAGGCGATTGCACGGCGGAAGGCTGGTGCGAAGTGAAGATCGTCCGTTGCAAGCAGGGCTCCCCCGAGTGGCTGCAAGCCCGTCTCGGCGTGCCGACCGCCAGCGAGTTTGACAGCATCATCACCAGCAAGGGCTTGAAGCCGTCCGCATCGCAGGCCAAGTACCGGGCACGGCTTATGGCCGAGTGGTACTTGGGCCAGCCGTTGGATGACGCATCCAGCGGGTTCATGCAGCGTGGCACCGGGCTGGAAGGCGAGGCCGTGCGGTGGTTCGAGTTCGAGACGGGGCTGGACACCAGCGAAGTAGGCTTCTGCCTGCGTGACGATGGCGACTGCGGGGCAAGCCCTGACCGCCTGGTAGGCGATGACGGCCTGCTCGAAATCAAATGCCCGTCCGCTGAAACCCACATGGGGTATCTGCTGAACGGGTTCGACGAGTACACGCTGCAAGTGCAGGGTCAGTTGTGGGTGACGGGTAGGCAGTTCGTGTACCAGCTCTCATACAACCCGATCATCCCGTCAGTGTTGAAGCGTGTCGAGCGTGATGACAAGATCATCGCGGCACTGGCCGAACACGTGCCTGCGTTCGCGGCATCGCTGGCCGAGTGCCGTGCGAAGTTGCGGGCGATGTGTGCGGACAATGCGGCGACCGTTGAGGCGTTCCGTGGCGAGGATGTTCCGTTCTGATTCTCTGTGTGCGGTGGACCTGCCCGCGTGCGAAAGTGCGTGGGCATGGTTTAAGGAGCAAGCGATGAGCGACATCGACGAACTTACCGACTTGGAAACGGCACGGCTTGCCATGCTGCGGGAATCGTGGTACACGGCGGGCTGGCGTGGCTACCTGCGTGGACGGCCCGAGCCGTTGAACGGATACGCGGCTGCGGGCTGGCGTGACGCGAAGCACGCCCGCGAAGCCTGCGGACGCGATCTGATGTGGTCGATGGACTGCACGTTCCCGAAGATGGAATCACTCTGAAAGGCGAAAAATGCTGATGGGACTTTGGTTGTTGTGCGGCCTGCTTGGCGTGGCCGCGGCGAACGCCCGCGGGTGGAATGTCGCCGTTGGCTTCCTCGCTGGCGTGGTGCTTGGCCCACTGTCAATCCTCCTGTTCTTCGTTGACGGCGTGGTCAAGTCGCCCGATCCTGGTGCGGACCTGACGAAGCGTTGCGGCCAGTGTGCGGAGGATGTGCGACCGGACGCTAAGGTGTGCCGGTATTGCGGGCACAAGTTCGACTGGTGAAACGTGGTGGCGTATACTTCCGTGCTTGTCGGGTTATGTATGTCTGGTATTTCATTCCCACAAATCATCGTCCCCCCACAGTGCCGATACGCAGACATGCGAACAACCGGACAAGCCACTGTGCGGGGACGTTGTTTTTTGGAGTCACCCAATGGCAGGTGATTGGATCAAGGTCCGGGCGAATCTTCCCGATGACCCAGCCGTATTCCGCATGGCGGCGACGCATGCGATGACCACCGAACAAGTCGTCGGACACCTCATCCGCGTGTGGGCGTGGGCTACCGACCAACTCTCTAACGGTCACGCTCCGAACGTGACATTGTCACAACTTGATCACGTGGCAAGCGTGACAGGATTCGGACAGAGTATGGTAGATGTGGGGTGGCTGCACGCCGACGACACCGGCCTGACGTTCCCCAAGTGGGAGCGGCATCTCTCCCAAGGTGCCAAGCAGCGTATGCAAGCATGCGAACGGAAGGCGAAAGAACGCAGTTTGTCACGCACTGGTCACGCTGAGATCGTGACAGAAACGCGACCAGAGAAGAGAAGAGAAGAGAAGAGAATTGCAGCAGCAGCGGAAACCGCTGTGCTGCCTGCTGCTGCTGCTATTTCTCATCTGGTTAGCAGCGAAGCACTCACCACTCTCGCTTCATTCGGTATCGGTCGGCCCGCACTTACTGAACTGGCGGCTGGTGGATTGTCGGTAGAAACCATCACCAAGATTTGCCAGAGGTGCGAGTCGGCTGGTAAGGGGCCGGGGTTGATGGTGTGGGAACTGAAGGCTGCGATAGACGCACAGAACGCCACCAGACCGGTAGCAGATGCCAACAAAGCGACGCTAGAGCGTTTCCGCCCCATCTGGGCGGGTATCGGATCGGGTCGCTTGCAGGTCAAGGAAATGTACTTGACGGACAATCCGCACATGCGGCAATACACGGGCGGTCCACTTGAGGACTTGCCACGGTTTCAGGAGTGGGTGGTTGCGAAGGCAAACGAACTGAAAGGGAAAGCATGAGGATTCATTTCGACACGGCGAGTCTTGACGACTACGCCAAGTTCCTGCGGGTGCAGAGCATCCCGCGTTGCGAGTGGCTGGGGACAATGGCGGTTATCCCCGACGAGTACGCGGCGATGCTCGGTGGCGAGGCGAGCGGATCGGCAGCGGGCGAATACGAACCTTCGCCGTTCCTGTTCGACTACCAGCGTGACATTTCAGCACTCGCGATTCGCAAGCGGAAGTTCGCGGTGTTTGCGGATTGCGGGCTCGGCAAGACGCTGATCCTGTTGGAGTTTGCGAAGCACGCGGCTGCCAACATCGGGCGGAAGAACGTGCTGATCATTTCCCCGCTCATGGTGGTGCGTCAGACAATGGCAGAGGCGGCACGTTGGTACGGTGCGGCGTTGCCGATTGAGCGTGTGACAGCGGCGAACCTGGACAAGTGGCTGGCCGAATCCGAAGGGAAGATCGGCATCACGAACTACGACGCACTGCACGACGGCATGATTCGCGGCAACCTTGGGGCGTTGATCCTCGATGAATCGTCGATGCTCAAGAGCCACTACGGGGCATGGGGGCAAGCGTGCATCGAACTCGGACGCGGGCTGGAATGGAAGCTGGCACTGACCGGAACGCCCGCACCCAATGACCGCGTGGAGTACGCGAACCACGGCGTATTCCTTGACCGCTATCCGACCGTGAACGCATTCCTTGCTCGGTTCTTTGTGAACCGTGGGCAGACCGACAACCGATGGGAACTCAAGCCGCATGCACTTATCCCGTTCTACCGGGCGTTGGCTGACTGGTCGATCTTCATCAGCAATCCGGGCGTGTACGGCTGGAAGGACAACTGCGGCACGTTGCCGCCGATCAATGTCCACGTTGAGGAAGTCGGATTGACCGACGAACAGCGTGGACTGGTTCACGACCGCACCGGATCACTGTTTGCCGGGGCTGCGGGCGGGTTCGTATCCCGTACTCGCATGGCGAGCATCGCCAAGGGCTTCGACGGGGACAAGTTCGTAGCGAGCAATAAGCCGGACCACATCCGGCAGACCTGCGAGCGGTACGCCGATGAGTCGGTCATCATCTGGTGCAAGTACAACCGAGAGCAGGAAACGCTTGCGAAGATGCTGCCGGACGCGGCTAACATCGACGGGTCCACATCGGAGGCAGAACGCGAAACGCTCATCGAGCAGTTCAAGAGCGGAGCAAAGCGTGTACTCATCACCAAGCCGCGAATCCTCGGCTTCGGCTTGAATCTTCAGGTGGCAACGCGGCACATCTTCAGCGGGTTGCAGGACTCGTATGAGGAATACTACCAAGCGGTGAAGCGTTCGAATCGGTACGGCAGCACGAAGCCGCTGAACGTTCACATCCCGGTAACGGAGATTGAACGCCCGATGATCGACACGGTACTTGAGAAGGCATCGCGTGTTGAGTCTGACACGCGGGAGCAGGAGCGTTTGTTCAAGGTTGCGAAGGAAGTTTGACCGAAAGGAGATTGCATGTTGTTTGAATCGAATCAGGAATACAAGATCCATCTTGGCGATTGCATCCCGCACATGGCGACGATGCCGCCCGCAAGCGTTGACATGGCGGTATTCTCGCCACCGTTCCCGGCGTTGTACGCCTACACATCGTCCGCCGCTGACATCGGCAACAGCGAGAACTTGGAAACGTGCGGGAAGGTCCATCTGTCATTCTTCTACCGGCAGTTGGCACGCATCGTCAAGCCTGGCCGCGTCGTCATGGTTCACGTGGCACAGATCCCCCGCATGAAGCGTACGGGCGGCGTTGGCATGTTCGACTTCCGTGGCATGAACATCAGGCTTGGCGAGCGTGCTGGGCTGGTGTTTGAGTATGACTGGGCCGTACGCAAGAATCCGCAGGCTCAGGCGATCCGTACCAAGTCGCGGGAGTTGCAGTTCATCGGGCTGGAATCGGATCGGGCGAAGTCGCGTGGTTCGATGCCGGACTACCTTCTGAAGTTCCGGGCACCGGGCGAGAACGCGGTGCCGATCAACTCGAAGAACGAAGTCACACGTGAGCAGTGGATTCAATACGCCGAGTGCTGCTGGACCGACATCAATGAGACGGACACGCTCAACGTGAGCGAAGGCCGGAGCGAGGACGACACGAAGCACATCTGCCCGTTGCAGTTGGGTGTGATTGACCGTCTGGTACGGCTGTACTCAAATCCCGGCGAAGTGGTATTCTCCCCATTCGGCGGCATCGGCAGCGAGCTGTACACGGCCCTGACGCTCGGACGCAAGGCGTACGGATGTGAACTGAAGCCGGAATACCACGCGGCGGCGGTGAAGAACTGCGAGCGAGCAATCGCGGCACGCACTCAGGATGAACAGTCGATGCTGTTCAGTGTCGCATGAGAGGAACCCATGAGCGAACCCGAACTAACCACCATGCTTCACCAACTGATCCGGCTGAAGTTTGACGAGTCGCCGCAAGCCGTGATGAATCGCATGGGTCCTGCGTGGCGTGCGGAGGCGTACCTGAAACTGCGTGAGGCCATCGACTCCGGCGAGGCCGTGACGATTGAAAGCCTGTGGGGGAGTCCCACGCATCCGAAGGTGTGGAGGTGTTGCCGATGAAAGCTCGCAACCTGCTTGACACGACACCGATCCCCGAGGACGGATGCACGGTCAAACCGTCGCCGCTGCCGATGGGGCCTGAACTGCCGAGGTGGATGGAGCATCCACGCAAGACGATTGCCATGGCGAAGGCGGCGGAACTGATGTACGCCGTGCGGTACTTCCAGACCCGCGAGATGCAGGCACGTGCCGACCGTGAGCATTTCATCGGGGACGGGAACCACATGGCCGTGAGCATGCACAATGCGTGCATAGTGGCGGGTACGACCATCGAGCATGTTACCGCGAAATCAACACTCGGGACGCTGCTACGTGGCGGCGACCGGGTAGCCAAACGCCGGGAAGTCTTTGCGATCCTGCGGCGGGCCGGGTACTCGCTCCCGGAAATCGCGGCGGCGTTTGGAACGAATCACTCAACCGTTATGACATCACTGAAAGGAGTCCGCAATGTTGAACCCAAGCGTACGTGGTCAGGACCGTACCAGGCTCAGGACGCAGCTTGACCGCGTGCGTGCTGTCCTGTTCGAGAACTTCAATCGGCCTCTAACGCTGGCTGCAATCGCTCGCCAAGCGAAGGCCCCCCAAGCGAGTGCGTCAGCACGCATCCGTGACGTTCGCAGCGAGGGGGCGACGATCCGGGTAGTAGCCAAGCGGCGGGGTCTGCACACCTACACACTTGTCGGATTTGTACACGGTAGCCTTGACTACCGTGCAGGAGGCTCGTAACGTCATGCGGATGAAGACCAGATGGGTACAGAACTACGTGCTTGGCATCTACCGCGAAAGCGGGAAACGCCCTGTGCAAATCTACAGCCAGTTGCCGAATGTGAACCGCAGTCTGTTGACGCGGTGGCTGAAAGGGTGCCGCAAGACGCGGCTGAGTGAGGCGAGTATCGACCGCGTGGTGGATGCGATCAGGAAGGAATCAACCTAATGGACGTTCAAACAGCGGCGACTCTGGCGGACCTTCGGCAGCAACTTGACGCGGCACGCCGCGACAACGAACGCCTGAACAGCGAAGTGTCCGCAATCGGCACACGTTCGAGCATGGACCGCGAGGAAATCGACGCACTGACGACGTTGCTGGCATCGGCACGCAAGGACAGCGAGTTCCTACGTGGGTTCGCCAACAACCCTGACGTTGAGCGGCTTCGGGATGAGCGTGACGCGGCACGCCAAGCACTCAACGACACCGACATGGAACTTGCGAAGGCGATGAGCAGGGCGGAGGTTCTGGAGGCTGAACTTACCAAGTGGCGGGCGTGGTGTGACGCGGAGGATTCGGTGCTTATCAGCGAGCCGCTTCTGTGGCAGGATGTTGTCAACGCACGGGCCAACACCGACCGCACGAACGCCCTCGACCCGGCGAAGTTTGAGGGGAAGCCATGATCTACCTGATGGCGAATCACACGAGCGTCTGGAAGCTCCGCAAGAGCGGAAACAACATGGGGTGGCTCATCGGGTGCGACGGGTGGAAGCGTCCGGTGCGTGAAGGCCACGATCCAATGCCTTACGCACTTGACAACGGGATGTATTTCAAGTTTGGCGACCAACCGCACGGCCCAGCCAGGTTGTGCGAGTTCTTTGGGAGGTGTGGCAAGGCGATGGAGTTTCACGCACCGCTGTTTGCTGTGGTGCCGGACATGCCATACGACGCGGTCGAGACTTGCAAGCGGTACACATGCTGGATCAAGCGATGCCGGGAATTAGCACCGGATTGGAGATGGGGCATTGCCGTGCAGGACGGCATGGTGCCAGCAGACATTGAGCGGCTTGGGCTTGGTGTGTTCCCGAAGCACGACGCGGTATGCGTGGGAGGTTCGAGCGAGTGGAAGGATGCGAACATCAGAACGTGGGCGGCGTGGTGCCGCGAGCGTGGAGTCTGGTGCCACGTTCTCCGCGTGAATGACACGAAGCGTTTGGAGCTGTGTCAGGACGAGGGGGTGGACAGCGTAGACGGTACGGGGTTGTTTCCGGGGAGATCAGCAACAGAGGAAGCGTGTGATGTGGAGCCTGCGGCAAGGGTGCTTGTGGGGTGGATGAGTGACGGAAACGGATGCAAAGTACCAATCTACGACGCGGCCACCAAGGAGCAGCCATGAAAGACGCAGCAGCGAAGATCAACCAGGCGAAGCGGCCAAGCCGCAAGCGGAAGTGACGTGGAATCGACCACAAGAACCTGCGGGCGAAGGATTGGGGCTACAGCACACCCGAGGCGGCGAAAGCCGCGATGGAAGGAGGCAACGCGTGAGTGTTGCACTTGATAGGCTGGTGGCGGAGCGTGTGTTCGGGTGGACCGTCGTTGCGTCATCAGACGGCGAGCCGATCTGGTCAAACGACTGCGGCACGCCGCTTGCGTTCCAGTACGCATCGGCACCAGTGAAGTTTGGCCCGAACTTTTCAACCGAAATTGCGGCAGCGTGGGAGGTTGTCGAGCATCTGCGGAAGCAGACCAAGGACGACGGCACGCGGAAGTGGTTGGTTTCAATCATCGACAAAGAAGACGGATTATGGGAATGCGTAATCTATGAAATCGGCATGTATGACGTTGCGTGGGAAGAACATGCATCGCCAGCGATGGCAATCTGCATTGCGGCACTTCGATTGAACAACGTTCCCGAGGCGACCATTCAGGAGGCGTGCAAGTGACCGACAACGAATGGATCGTGATGGGCGGCATCTGGCTGTTCGTGATCGTGGCGTACTGCCTTGGAACGTGGGCGACCATGCGGGCCAAATACGCCGTGCGAGAGATGGACAAGCAGGACGACGCTGAGGCACGGTACGCGAAGATCATGCGTGACATGAAGGTCTGGACGAAAGGCGGGCGAGAATGACCGACAACGAAACCAACCTGGCGAAGTGGACAGCGTTCGCAAGGGCCACCGACCCCGAGGCCGTGGGGCACACGCTCAACGAGCTGGCGGGGGAGATTCAACGACTGCGGGGAGTGTGCCGCGATGCAGCAAGGCCGCTTGAGCGTCACATCGCTGAGGTGTTGGACTTGCCATTCGATCGGAAAACGGTGTTACGCATTGCGAAGGATCTGGCGAACGAAGGGAGCAAGGATGGGAAGTGAGAACAACTACGACGAATCGGCTGGCGGCGTGACCATCGACCAAGAGCGGGCGGAATATCACCTGCGTTGCATGGGAACAGATTGCGGCTGGCGTGCCGATGAGGTTGCCGACTTCATCAAGGACCAGCAGATGAAAGTTTCGGCGTTGTGCAAGGCGGTAGGTGAACGCGGCGTGACGATCATGAAGTTGGAGGAAGCCGTCCGCGTGCTTGCCGCATCTGTCCGCAGCAACGCCAACGACCGGGCGGTAGGCAAGCACTGGGACGAGGAAGTGTGCGACGAAGTGTGGGCGAATGAAATCGCGGCAGAGGCCGTGAGGAAGGCGGGGGGATGAAGTGGAAACACCCAAAGGACGGAGACTACAGGACGTTTCGGCGGTTCGCGATTGTTCCTGTGCGTGTCAGCGGATACCGCGTGTGGCTGGAGTGGTATTGGGTGACGCAGATGTACTACCAACGTATTGACTCATGGGTAGCGTGCGGATACGGACTCACATCAACACAGGCCATGTTTGCGGCAGCAAGGACACCAGAGCAATGATCTATCTCGCAATCATCGTCGCCGCAATCCTCGCGGCGTTTGGAATCGTTCTGCGGATCGAGCATGCACTTCAGATGCACGACGACGAAAGGCGGGCGTGATGGGCAAGGCTGAGAACGCCGTCACAAAGTCCGTGCGTCAGGCATGCCAACTTCGCGGGGCGATGGTGGTACGTGTGCAGGCTGGTTCCCACATGGTCGGCAAGCATTTCGTACGAGGTGCGGAGGCTGGCACGGCGGACCTGATCGGCTCGTACATGGGCCGTGCAATCGCTCTGGAAGTCAAGACCGCCAAGGGCAAACAGCAGCCGTCGCAAGTGGAATGGGCCGCACAATGGAACGAAGCGGGCGGGTGGTATTTCGTGGTGCGGTCGGCGGAAGATACGCTGGCCGCGTTGGATGAAGTCAAGAAAGGGGCCACATGATCCCACCACCCATCGCATCCTACATGGACCGTCGCCGCGTGCTGCTCATCGGAGGGGATTGCAGGCCCGACCAGCTCTCACGGCTTACCGAAGCCTTCCCGCACTCAACAATCGAATGGGTGCCGACCAGCGAACGCAACACGCGGACCAGCACGTATCGGGCAATCGTGGAGCGGTTCAGGCCCGGCCTGCTCGTCTGTATCTTCGGCCTGCTGCGAACGCAGGCGACCAAGGAACTGCGGGCCATATGCTCATCAAACGGCATCCCGATGGCCTACGTCAAACGTCCCACACCGATGGCGATTGTCGCTGCGGTGCAACACTCACGGGCACACACAGAGGAGGCACATGCCACGCATAGCAGCCTACAGCGGTGATCGGTCATTCGTACCGTCGCCGCAATCGCAGATCATCCACAAGGATCTTCCGGCACACCTTGAACGCTTGGAAGGTGTCAAGCAGAACGCCAAGCGGGTTCTGGCGTTGAAGCCGAACGCCAAGGTGTTGGTGAACATGAACAGCGGACCCGTGGAGGCCGTGCTGGTTCAGGCGTACGCATGGCGGGCGGATCAGTCGGTAGTCGTCGCCGTGGTCAGGTACGAATCCGGCAAGGTCGGAAAGGTCGAAGGTAGCCGCGTGCTGGAAATCAGAACGAAGGGGAAGAAATGAGCGAGGCAGCATTGGTCATCTGTTGGATCGTGTCGGTAGTTGTGGCGTTGCTGGCCGGGTACATCACCGGCTCATGCGTGGTCGGGCGTGTGCTGGCTAATGCGATCTTCTACCGGCGGCAGCGGACGAACATCGAAGGTGCCAAGGTTCTCGATCAGTTGGTTGAGGATCTTGGACGCAAGGGGGCGAAATGACCACATGGCAATACGTCGCACTCGCGGAACTGCTGCTGCTCGTCGCGGCGGCTGTGGTGTGGGTTCGAATGAAAGGAGCGGAACGTGACTGAACTAGGAGACAACTTCACGCCGCGAACCGTTGAGGTTCCGGCCACCAGCATCGAAACCGTGTCGGCACTCCCGACCGACTCGCACGAGGTTCCCGGCTTCACCGTGATCGACCTCACGTACCCATCTTGGGAAGACGTATGCGGATCGTTGGCACCGATCAGGCCCGAGGATGTGCATTTGATCGTCTGACCAGCTAGGGCCACGGTCGGTATACTTGTGGCATGAAGCACAAGGGCAACACACAGTACGTAGCGGCGGCATTGGCCTTGTGCTGTGCCGCCGCTTTCATTAGCGGGTGCCGGTCAAACCCGCTACGGCACGCCGCACCTTCCAGCCTACCCCAAGCCGCCGAAACCACCGGGCAGGCCGCTACGGTCGTCAGGGAGGCCGCAAACAGCATCGGGGAGGCAAACGCGGAGATTCAGGCGGCGGTGCCGGAAGTCGCCCCCCAAACCAGCCAGATTGCGGCGGGGGTGGACCGGCTGCGGGCGGTTGAGGAATCGCTCAGTCAGACCAAGACCGCACTTGCGATTGAGGCGGTACAAGCCAAGGAAACCGCTGCCGCGTTGACCAAGGCCAACGCCCGTATCGCCCAGCTCGAGGACAAGGCCAACGGCCTGCTCAACACCATCCTCATCGGTGCCAGCATCGCGGGACTCGCCCTGGCTGTCGTTTCCGGCATCTGGCTTCGCTCATGGCAAGGGGTTGTCACCGGGCTCGGCATCTTCGCCGCGTGTGCCGCTGGAATGTGGATCATCCAGTACCGGGCCTACGTTGCCATTGGCGGGCTTCTGGTGGCGGGGGCCTACGCCGCGTGGTGCATCATCACCGAACGCCGGGCAAGCACTCAGATCGTCGCTACGGTCGAAGCGATCAAGGGCCATGTTCCCGACTTCAAGAACATGGCGAATACCATCCAAACCAGCAAGACCACCCGCCGCATCGTGGACAAGATCAAGGGGACTGCATGAGTACGCTCGACACCGGACACCACATCACCCCGTCAGACCCCATCACGGCCCGCATGTCCGCAGGCGAGTGGTGGAAGGTCATTTCCCTGATCGTGGGAACGGCCATAACCGGGGCGATCTACGTCACGAACATGCAGGGGTCAATCGCGGACGCGACACGCGAGGCGAAAGACGCGGCCAGGGACGCAGCCAAGGCTCTCGACCAGTCAAACGCCGTCAAGGCCGAACTTCAGGGGGCACTCGTCGCCCTGTCCAGCAAACTCGGACGTATCGAGGGTCTTTTGGAGCGGCTGACGCAGGAGCCTCGCAAGTGACCGTGATAGCGTTACTTATCGCACTCGTCACACCCGCCAAGTGGTACCGTTGGCAGTTGCCCGTCAACACGGGCGACACCTGCTGGTCCGCTCATCTGGTCAGGCTGCATGAGTGTGCGGTTCAACACCCGGACGCAACTAGCATCCAGCGGGCGGTCTGTGAGGCATCATCGCGGGGGCAGTACACGGCTTGCATCGAGGGCATTCCATGAGCGACACGAACAACACCCAACCACTCGACCACTGGTCTAGCGACGATCTGGAGGCCGACGCGGACGCAGGCCCCAAGCAACAGGCACCACATGCCGCACAAGAATGGAGTTCTTGTACGCAGGCAAAATCGGATTTTCAAGCGGAACCGCCGACTACAAGCGTAGTTCCTACAGTTTCCGGGGGTCAGGGGCAAGATTCCGGCATTCTGGCAGATCCGGGGCACGCGGCTCAGGATGCGAAACTGGTACGCCGGGCGATCCGCAACGGGTGGAACGTGCCTGATTCCGCCAAGCCCCGCATCGTCGGTCGGCTCGTCACCATCGTTGACCAGTCGCCGGATGACGGGGACGCGATCAAGGCCGCGAGCGTTCTGCGGTCGATGGACGCACAGGACCAGGATCTTGCGATCAAGGAACACGAACTGGAACGCATCGACTCCGGGAAGGCGACGCAGGCGGTGCAGTTGTACGGGCGTGAGGCCCCAATCGACGCGGTATGACGCATGGCGACACCCAAGCACAAGCCCGCAGCCTACAACCCGTACGGGGCCGTGCGTGAGGTGTGGCTGTCGCGTGCCCCGGAGGTGCTGATACCTGGCGGGGCAGGAACGGGCAAGACCCGTGGTGTGCTGGAGAAACTGCACCTGTTCCTGCTGAAGTACCCCGGCACCCGTGGCCTGATCGTCCGCAAGACCCGTGCAAGCATGACGGAATCCGTGCTGGTCACGTACGAATCCCACGTGGCTCTGGCTGGCGTGACGGTCGGCACCAACCTACGCCGGACCCGTTCGGCCTACGAGTACAGCAACGGCAGTACGCTGGTGGTTGGCGGCATGGACAACGCCGACCGCATCATGTCCACGGAATACGACATCATCGCGGTATTCGAAGCCACCGAACTGAGCGAGGATGATCTGGAGAAACTGACGACCCGCCTCCGCAACGGGCGGGGGCCGTACCACCAGCTCATAGCGGACTGCAACCCTGCGGCCCCGTCACACTGGCTGAAACGCCGGGCGGATCGTGGGGCTATGGCCGTGTTTCATTCGACCCACAAGGACAACCCCCGCCTATGGAACGGCACCGCATGGACACCCGAGGGGCAGCGGTATCTCGCGTCGCTGGGAAGCCTGACCGGCCACCGCCGAGCCCGCCTGCTGGACGGCAAATGGGCCGCGTCCGAGGGTTTGGTCTACCCCGAGTTTGACGCGTCGGTACACGTGCTGGACCGCATGCCCGAGGGTTGGGAATCGTGGCGCCGCATCAGGTCCATGGACTTCGGCTTCGTCCATCCCTTCGTGTGCCAATGGTGGGCAATCGACGGGGACGGGCGGATGTACTTGTACCGTGAGGTCTACCGGGCCAAACGGACCACCGACGAGCATGCCAGCCAGATCAACGAACTGTCGAAGGGGGAACGCTATGACGCGACCGTTACCGACCACGACCCCGACGTACGCGGCATCCTCGCCAAAGCCGGAATCCAAAGCGTGCTTGCTGAGAAGAACCACGGGGCAGGCCGCGATGCGGTCCACGCTCGTCTGCGTGTACAGGGTGACGGCAAACCGAGGCTATTCGTCCTCGCTGGTTGTACGCATGAAGTAGACGGCGACCTGTACGAACGCAAGCGGCCGACTAGCACGCTGGCCGAGTTTGACAGCTACGTATACCCACCAGGCCGCGACGGGAAAGCCGAGAAGGAAGAACCCGTCAAAGAGTGCGACGACGGCATGGACGCGATGCGTTACGCGGTGATGTGGCTGGACTCTCCGAACAAGGGCTACGGGGCGTGGTCTGGTGGATCTGCGAAAGAACCGGAGCCGTCCGCTAAGGTGCCAACGATGGATCGTGATACACTTGCCCGACGCGACCTCGTACACAGGATGTTTGCATGACGGCCAAGAAACCCACGATCAAGCAGCAAGGCCAACCCGCAATGCGTGGCGTGAAGGCCGTTGAGCCGTACGACGACCGCCCGTTGAACGCCGGGTGGGTGTCCGCGTCTGTGATTCAAGGCGAGGACGCATCGAGCCGCTACAACAACAACACGGGCCGCGACTTCGAGTTGGTCGCACGGGCCCGACTTGGTACGCCTGCTCATGCGTGTGGAATCCTTGCCAACGTGTGCAGCTCGCAGACGCTGCGGCTCTATCGCCGTGCGGCCCGTGGTGCCAAGCGGTACGCCTCGCGTGCTGTGACCGACCGCAAGACGCTGAAGTATCTTCGCGGCGACGGCGAGGTACGCCCGACCGCGTGCAAGGGAGCGAACTACGCCAGCAAGGCGGGCGACGGCATCGAGGAAGTGCTGGATAGCCCGATCCTGTCGGTGCTTCAGAACCCGGACCCCGTGTATTGCGGGCAGTTGTGGATGAAGTTGCTCTGGTGGCAGCGTGAGGCGTGCGGGCGTTCGTACATCTGGGCGGGCGACCGCGTGGGCGGCATCCCGACGAGTCTGTACCTGCTGCCGAGTGCGTACACGTGGCCCGTCAAGTCACGCACCGGGCTCATCTCTGAGTTCATCTACGCCCGTAATCGCTCGGACATGTTCCACGCATCGACCGACGATGTGGTGTACATCCGGTCCATGCCCGATCCGTTCGACCCGGTGGGTGCGTTGTCGTGGCTCCAGAGCGTGACCGCCGAGGCCGACATGGAAGCGGCGGCACTGACCGCAGAAGTCGCACGATGGAACAACGGTGGGCATCCCGGCATGGTCTTCAAGGCTGGGGCACAGAACGACAATACCCAGATGATGCAGATGCGGTCGGCACTGGAGAACCAGATTCGCGGCGTAGGCAAGGCGGGGAACTTCCTGCTGTTGCGTGACACGGAACTGGTGCAGTACGCCACCAAGCCCCATGAGATGCAGTACATTCAGGGCATGGAGGCGACACAGAAGCGGATCTACGACGCGGCGGGAATCCCCGAACCGATCTATCGCCTCAACTCTGCGAACCTCGCGAGTGCGACCGTGGCCGATGCGATGTTTGCGAAGTTGTCCATCGCCCCGCGTCTGGCGACAATGGCGAGCGAGTTGACCGAGGGCCTGCTGCCGCTGTTTGGCGTTGAGCCTGGCGAAATGTGGTTCAGCTACGACAACCCCGTGCGGGACGATGTGGTACTGCTCGCGGCGGAACTGCGTGCGGCTGAGTTGCAGGGCATCATCTACCCCAACGAGTACCGGCACATTCTCGACCTTGAAGCCCTGCCGGATGAAATGAACGTGCTTCGGTTCCGCCAGACCGAGGCACCGCCCCCGATGTTCGACCCGTTCAGCGTGCCAGCGAAGGTGTCGCCCGCTGCCGAAGCGGAGATGGAAGACGACACGGAAGAAAACGCACCAGACGAGGAAGACGATGCCGAAGGAAACACAGACGACACCGTAACCAAGTCCGTAACGACCAAGGCCGACTCCTACGAACCCACCGACAGCATGGCCGAGGAAGCACAGCGGGGGCTCGATTGGCGGGAGGAGTTTGGACGCGGCGGTACTGAGATTGGCGTAGCCCGTGCCCGTGACATCAGCAACAAACGCGGCCTGTCGCTGGACACCGTGTACCGCATGGCATCGTACTTCGCCCGTCACGAGGTGGACAAGCAGGGGCAGGGCTGGTCGCCGGATCAGGACGGATACCCGTCTGCCGGTCGCATCGCATGGGCCTTGTGGGGCGGCGATCCGGGGCGTACGTGGGCTGAGAAGATCGTCAAGCAGGTTGAAAGCGATGATGACACCGATCCGAGCCCGTCCGGCGGAAAGTCCGTTGGCTCGTCAGTTGGAGCGTGCGAATGCGTATCTTGCGGCAAGGGAGGGAGTGCGGTTCTCAAGTCTGCCAATGACACCGCAGCGGCTGGTGGCGATCATGGATCAGCGGACGTTCGAACGGATGGTCACGGACGGGACGGCATCGAACTGAAGGCGATGGGCGAATGGGACGAAGACGCGAACGTGCCCAAGTCAACGGTGCGGATCTTCAACGAGTTTGCGAACAAGATGAACACGTGGTATATGACCGTCATTCCGTCGATGGTGAATGACACCGCAGGCGTGGACCCGCCGACCGTCAAGCAGATGCAGGACTTCACGAACATCACGGATGACTTCATCGCCAAGACTTTGCAGAACGGGGCGGCGGTCGGTATCGCACAGATCCCCGGTGCAACGGCGGACACGTTCAACACGGCCAATGAACCGGCCATGCAGTACATCCGCGACCGTGGACTCGAGTTGGCTATCAGCGTGCCCGAAACGCTGGTCGGCACCGTGCAGGCCGCAATCGAGAAGGAACTGGCGGACGGCACCAGCACGGGCCAGATGCGGGACGCGATTGCGAAGGCGGCACCAGAACTGAGCGGCTATCAGGCCGAACGCATCGCCCGCACGGAAACCACGAACGCCTTCAACCAAGGGGCGTTGCAATCGTGGAAAGAGGCGGGCGTGCAGGGCAAGCGATGGATTCTGGCGGGCGGTCCATGCCCCGAATGCGAAGGGCTCGCGGCGAAGTACCCCGGACCGATTCCGATTGACGACCTGTTCGAATACGGCGGGGTCGCGGTAGAGCATCCCGTACTGCACCCGAACTGCCGCTGTAGCTACGTCCCTGTTTTGGAGATGCCCAATGAGTAACGAAAACCCCATCATCCACAAGATCCGCCGCCGTGCGGCTGACTTCCGGTCGATGAGCGATCCGGCCAACCCCATCGGCCTGCTGTCGGCCCCGTGGGGGGCACACCGCAAGAGCCTGATTCGCAAGGCGGACGTTGCCAACGGGCGACCACTCGAGATTGTGGCGTACGCCAATACGTCGGCGGTCGATCTGGAGCGGGAGGTAGTGGTGCCGAGCGGCGGCGATGTGCGTTCGTACCTGACGACGAACGGCAATCTGTTCGTGGATCACCAGTACGACATGGAACACGTGGTAGCCAAGTGCCTTCGCATGGCGTTGGACCCTACCGGCTGGCTCTGCACCGGGCAGTTCTTCCGTGGGTTCGAGACGGAGTACACCAAGGCATGCCTGGCGTTGGCAATGGCCGGGACGCTGGCAATGTCCATCGGGTTCGAGGCTCTGGATTGGGGCGACCCGTCGCAAGAGGAACAGCGGCTGTATCCGGGCATCGAGAGCATCGTTCGCCGGTGGAAGGCTCTGGAGGTGTCGTACACGGCCCTGCCGATGAACGTGACCTGCCGCCAAGTATCGACGAACCTCGCGGCTGCGGAAGTGGTAGCCGAGAAGTCACGCAAAGCCCTGATCGACGCTCACGTTTCCGCCGATGTGGTCAAGCGGTTCGGAATCAAGCCCAAGCGGATTCTGATCCTGACCTGATAACGTGGGTACAATGTGGGGCATTGTCTCCTCCCCGGCACGTTGAGAAACACGCTCACATGCCGGGTTCAACCGAATAGACCCTGCGACTCGCAGAGACTCGGGAACGCTCGCCGCGTCGGCCACCGTTCACCCACTCTCCAGCATGAGCAGAGATACACCAAACCCGCAAGGGAAGGAATCTCTGTTATGAATCGCAAGTCACTGATCACGCTCCTGAAGGCCAACGGCTACGCCGAGGCCGTCCCCACTCTCGAAACCGTCAAGTCGCATGTCACCAAGCTCGCCGCCGAAGGCGTTGAAATCAACGGCAGCGACGGCAACCCCATCAACGTCGATGCGGTATGGTCGGCCAAGTCTGTGCTGACCCTCGCTGACGACGATGCCGACACCGCACTGAGCGAGTCTCAGCGGAAGTCGATCATCGCTGATGCGAAGGGCAAGGACAGCCCGCATGCTGACGACGAAGTTAGCAACCGCAGCCCCAGCCGATTCACCATCGGCAATGCGGCACGCAAGGCGTATGAACGCAAGATCCGCGACGGCAAGTCTGTGTTCGCCGACCCCGATCAGGCCGAGGGATACGCCGCGTGGGTTCGCTTGCAGGCTGCCGGTCATCACCACTACACCCAGAAGACGGCGGACATCGAGATTTGCAAGAAGAACCAGGTTGAGTTCAACCAGCAGCTTGGCGGGGCTCTCGTCCCGCAGGTGTTTGTTCCCCAGTTGATCTGGCTCACCGAGCAGTACGGTGCAGGCCCCCGGCTTGCCAACGTGGTTCCGATGGGTTCGGAGTCTGCCGCGTACCCCCGTAAGACGGGCATTACGGCCATGACCCCGATGGGCGAAGGCTCGACGATGTCCGTGACGACCAACAGCTACGGCAACGTGACGCTGACGGCGAAGGAATACGGCGTGCTGATGAGCTACAGCAACTCGCTGTTCAACGATGCCGCAGTCAACGTGGCCGACGACATCGCCAACACGATGGCAGAAGCCAAGGCAATCGCCGTGGACAATGCGTACTTCCTTGGTGACGGCACCAGCACATACGCCGGACAGGTCGGCCTGACTGCCGCACTCCCCAGTGGTGCGTACATCAACGGCTCCGGCAACTCGTGGTCGGCAATCACCAAGGACGACTTCACCTCAATCATGGGTGCGGTCCAGAACATCAACGCTGCCCGCCTCAGCTTCACGTGCAGCCGTCAGTTCTTCGTGCAGGTGATGATGCGTCTGGACAAGGCTACCAGCCAGTTCAAGGACATCACCTCTGGCAACCTTGGCGGCGGAACGTTCATGGGCTACCCGGTGCAGTTCGCTCAGGTCATGCCCATCACTTCGGCGAGTGCAAGCCGCGTGTGCTACTTTGGTGACTTCACTGGCGGCAGCATGATCGGCGACCGTCAGGATCTGACGATTGCCACCAGCGAGCAGTTCCTGTTCAACACCAACAGCGTGGCGGTTCGTGGCGTGGCTCGGTTCAATGTGAACATCCACGGCGACGGTCGCGGCTCGACTGTTGGACCCATCGCCGCACTCGTCACGACCTGATAGACCAACAACCACAAAGGAACCTGACACATGAAAACCCTTCTCAACGCATACTTCAAGGGCGGCACCTCAACGGGTGGCCCTCTTGACATCAACGGCACGACCAACACGGGCACCGCGTTCGATACGTCCGTTCTCGGCGGGCTCGGTGAAGCCGCGTGCATCGTGACCTTCGGCAACGTCGCCGCTGACACGACCGCACTGAAGATCGAAGAATCCAACGACAACTCCGCGTGGGTCGATGTGACCGGCGGCGGGTTCACTTCGACTGCTCTGCCCGCTGCTACTGGTGGCGACAACAAGCAGTGGCTGTTCCACGTTGAACTCGGCGGTTCACGCCGTCGCTACCTCCGTGTGACTTGCACCGCAGGTGCGGCAGCAACCCTCTACGGTGCGGTGTGGATCGGCCTCAACCCGGCTCAGGGTGTGAACGGCTCTACCGAAGTTGCCCGTGGTGCGGCTCAGAACCTCGGCAACAGCTCGTCGCTCCTCGGTCGCATCGTGCTGTAATCCTCCCCTGTTTCTCTCACCCCCGGCTCATGGAAACGTGGGCCGGTTGGTTTCACCTAAGGAGCTAACACATGGCGGCACCAGTCAACCTCGGATCGGACATCAAGAGCGGCGGGCCCGGCGTGATGTTCCCAAGCAACCAGTTCGGAAAGTGGACGATGATTCACACCGACGCGGAGCAGGTAAACACCGCTGCTGAACTGCTCAACCCAGGCAGCGTGTCGTCAACGTACGTCATTCCCGGCATCGTGACGCAGGGCACGCGGCTGATGATCATCGCACGCATCCTGTACGCTGCGACCGTGACCACATCGCCCGTGGTGCGGATCTTCGGTGCAGACCAAGTTCCCAACTCGTCAGGCGTATTTCCGGGAGGAACGATCTTCCACCGCATCGACGCTGACGCGTTTACAACGGCTGGTACGACCGTCACGCTTGCTGCGGCGGCATCAGCACAGAACGACGGGGCGGTATATGCCTACTCGTCCGTTCTGCCTGCGACTAGTGCGATGGGCTACCAGTTGCGTGGTGCAAAGGCGATCATCGTTCTGATCAACACGGCTGCAAACGTATCGACTGGTGCCGTTCCTCTGTTCGTCAGCATCATCAACTAAGGGGCTACCCGTGGCGTTCCTTGTCTCACGCACCGATTACAAGTCTTGGCGAGGCATCACCGGAACGGCGGACGATACGTTCATCGACTTGATTCTCGGCTGGGTGTCGAATGACATCCGCGACTATTGCAGCCGCGACGGGACCAACGGCTTCGAGTCTGCGACACGGACTGAATACTACAGCGGTCCTGACGATGCAATCATCCAACTCCGCGAACGGCCCGTTACGTCGATTACCTCGGTGACGCAGACCTACGCGGGCGGGCAGAGCGTGGTACTCGAATCCAGCACGTACCGCGTCGATGCCGATTCGGGCCTGCTGTCGCGGATCGACGTTGCACGCAGCCGGTTCGCGTCGTACTCGGCTACGTACCTCGGGCAGGGTGGCGACTTCAAGCCGTCCCCGCGATTCGAGGAAGGGTTCAACAACTTCACGGTGGTCTACGTGGCTGGCTACGCCACCATCCCCGGAGCATTGCAGAAGGCGACCTGCCTTCTGGCGGACATGCTGTTCAACGGGCGTGGGCGTGACATGGCGGTACAGTCTGAAACCATCGGCCAGTATTCGTACACGTTGGCGGACCAGAAGCGCGTGGATGACATTCGCATGAGCCTGCTGCGTGGCTACGTGACGGGGGGTGCGTAATGGCATCTACCCCGTGGCACCTGTTGACGATGACGGCATCGTTGGACAACAAGACATGGCTGACGGCGAATAGCGGCATCCCGTACGGGTCATTGCCACCCGATCCAATCGACATTGCATGTGCGATGCAGCCGACAAGTGCGGCGGACGGTCTGGTGTACGGGCGTGACACGACTACGCAGATGTTTGACCTGTTCCTGGCACCGACGACGACCGCAGGGGCCGCGTGGGACTGTTCGCCAGCTGATCAGATTTCCATCAATAGCGTGGTGTACCGCATCGAAGGGAAGCCGCAGGACATGTGCAGCATGGGCGTGCTGAAGAAGTTGGTAGTATCGAGGGACTTGAACTGATGAACGTGGGCAAGGTGACAATGACCGTTGACACGGCCAAGCTCAAAGCGAAACTCGAGCGGGCTGTCAATACGGGCGTGTACCGTGCTGCGTTGGTCTATGAGGCGTTCATCAAGGACAGTTTCACGAAGACCGCCGTAGGAACGCACTCGGCACCAGGCCAGCCACCGGGAACGCAGACGGGAATGCTGCGGAACGGCATCCGTGCTACGCCAGCGAAGAACGGCAAGAGCATCATCACGACTTCCAAAGCCAAGTACGCGGCCATGATGGAGTTTGGCGGGACGATCCGGGCCAAGTCTGGCGGGTTCCTGCCGGTTCCGTTGAACGCCGAAGCCAAGCGGCTCCAGAAGCGGACGGCGGGCGGGCTTCGCAACTCCGCGACCCCGATGCACATCCTCCGCACCAAGACCGGGCGACTGTTCCTCGTCAAGCATCTGACCCGCAAGTCAAAGAACGCGACGAAGTTGCTCGGCTCGCAGATGATGTTCATCCTCAAAAAGTCCGTGACCATCGCGGCACGCCCGTACATGCGGCCCGCTGAACAGAACGCGGCTCTCTACGTCAAGGCTACCGATGCATTCGAAGCGGCTGTGAAGGAAGTTCTGAGCAAGGGGGCCGCATGATCCTCGCACCGATCTACCAGGCGATCTACGACCGCATGAAGGCCGACACTGGCGCGGGTGGGCTCTACAACGGTGGGGCGTGGAATCTCATCACGGGCGGGGCCTATACCGTGTTTGCGGCACCTACGCCGATCACCGGGCCCTACCTGGTCTTCAGCGTGGCGATGCAGCAGCAGAACACGACAACGGGCGACGAGTTCCTTTGCACGGCGACCTTCAACCTCTACGACCGTTTGAATGAATCATCGCAGACGGCGTACATCGGCACATCGATCTTGCCAGCACTCGACCGCCTGCACGGGAACGCGGTGCTGCAGAATGGCCGCGTGCCTACCTACGGGTTCAACCGGCATCGGCTGGTGCTGCCGACGAACGGGTATTCCGCTGTGGCGAGTACGTGCATCGTTGAGGACAATGACGCGACGATCGTGAGCGAGAACGTGGTAATGGCGACGATGAAGATGGCATTCAGGGTGTCGGCAATCGCCGCGAACCCGTAAGGAGTTGACCTATGGCAGACTGGCCGCTGACATCTGAACTTGGCAACCTGACTTGCTCGGCGGGCAGTGGTGACCTGCTGTACCTGCTGGGAACATCGCTCCGCGTTGCGGCGGACGTTGCCACTCTGAACATCGAGAGCAATGAGTACGACGCGACCACGCCAACAGGTAGTGCCGTGAACTTCATGACGATGAACGCTGGCCTGCGGTCGGCAACCATCGACTTCAACGGCATCTACCCGCGTGCCGCAAGCCCGCTTGGCATCACCTCGCTCATCACGTTCGCAGCCGGGTACGTCAAGCACGTAACCGCGTTCAACATCAACATTGAGTTTGGCGAGTTCGACGCGACCGCTACGACTGGTGCCGTGGGCAACTGGCGGGCGTTCCGTCCCAAGGGCACGGGCCGCTGGGGCGGGTCCTATACGTGCCTTGCGGACAACGCCACCCCGCCCACGTTGCCAAGTTCGGCAGCATCGGCATCGGCGGTGACGTTCAAACTGGGCGAGGACGGCGTAGCCGATCCAACCCTGACCGGGTTCATCACGGCCCCGCGACTGAATCAGACGGTTCGGATTGGCGACGAGTCGCAGTTGGTGTACTCGTTCACGGGCTCGGGCGACCTGACGCAGACGGCGGGAACGGCTCTCCCCGGCCTGACGGCGGCATCTGGTGTGATTACCAAACCGGCTTGGGATCTGAACGGAGATGGAACAGCGGATAACACCTGCGTACTGACCGTGGCATCTGGTCGCACGTACACCGGCCCGTTCTTCTGGACGCGGCTGAACCTCGCGTGGAAGATGGATGATGTCGTGCGGGTTAGCGGAACGCTCCGGGCGGCTGGTGCTATCACCGTGGCGTAAGGGGGCACAATGGCGACTCGCGGCAAAGACGGGTCTGTAGAGATTCAGGTAACTGGCGACACCTCCCCACTGGAGGCATCGGTAGCCGCTGCGAAGGCCAAGGTAGAAGCCGAAGGATCGACGGGCAAGGTTGGTGCGGCATCGACGCAGGCGGCTGCGGATGTGGCGAAGGTTGGGGTAGCGGCGACCGAATCGACTGAAGCACTCAATCAGATGGGGCAGGCGGGAGAGAAGGCCGTAGGTGCCGAGGCTCCGCTGCAAGGCGGTTTGAAGGGACTGAACAAGACCCTTGGAGATACGGTCGGGCAGGTTCAAGGGCTCATCGGAAAGTTCACAATCGTTGCCGGTGTCGCAACAGGCATGTACGCACTTGGTCGGGCTATCCGCGAGTCGGTCATTTCCGCACTGGAAACCGGCACAGAGAAGGCCAACAGGTTCGCGGAGAGTCTGGACCTGTCCAAGAAGGCCGAATCAATCAAGTCGATTTCGGATGAAATCAACAAGCTGTCCGGCGAACTGACGGCACAGGAAACGAACCCGCTCGATCGTGCCGTAGGATTCTTCACCGGCACAAACCCGGAGAAGCTCAAAGAGGAAATCACGCGGCTCAACAAGTTGTCCCAGAGCCTGCGAGATAATGAGCAGGCCGCTCGTCGCCGCAAGGAACGCGACGATGAATCCAAGGCGTACCTTGAACTTCAGCAATCTCGGATGAAGGCATCCGAGGAATATGACGACCTTGTACAGAAGTCGCTCGACAAAGAATCGGAAGCACGCGATAGCCAGATTGAGGATTTCCGCAAGTCGATGCAGGAACTTGGCGACGAAATGACCAAGCAGGCCAAGCGGTCGCAAGAGGCGTGGGTCGATTCGCTGCGGGCAATCCGCGAAGAATCAAACCGTGCGTTCAACACCGATCAGGCCGCGTCGATGGTGCAGCTCGCTGGAAACCTTCGCACTACGGCCACCATCGCAACGGCCAACATGAACCGCATCGTTGTCGGGGGTGACGACTAATGGCATTGAACGTCTACGAACTTGGGCTTACGGGCAACGGTCAGGCCGTGGACTACAACGGCAAGGCTTCGGCCACCCGTACGTTTGTCGTGGACACGATTAGCCAGCAAGCGGCACTCGAAGCGGACGGAATCCCCGCACTCAACAGCCAGCATCCGACACTTCCGAACCTCATCCTTGACGCAATTGACGCTCAGGTAGAGGATGGGGGAATCTGCCGGGTGGTGTGCCGGTATTCGAACAGTCGGCAGTTCGGTAGCACGCGAACCCCGAACAAGGATGCTCCGCGTTGGTATCACTGGGGCTGGGCCTCGCGTGTGGTGCAGATCGAAGTACCGATTGCCGTGCGTGCGTTGGTCATCGCCAAAGACCAGTTTGGGGCAGGCGACGAGCGGCTGGTCTGGAAGATCGGTCGCAAGATCGTCAATGAGACACGGATTATCCGACCGCTTCAGGTGCGTGTGCAGGTGTCGAACGTCCGCGACCTTGACGTTATCGCACAGCAGAAAGACCGGCTGCACGTGATGCCGGACGGCAACCAGTACCACTTCGAAGGGGCGACGGTCAACCAGGTTGACGATAACGGCACCTACGACATCTCGTACATCTGGGAGCTGGACGAAGGCACGTTCAACTTCCCGCCGTTTGCGACCACAAACGCCCGGTATTGCGTGCAGGTGACGGGCGGTCAATCTCCCGAAGATCCTGACGCTGGCCCGATCTTCCGCAACCCATACACCGTGTTCGTGGCCTACCAGATTGGCGATCCGTCTGTGACGATTCCAAACTGCGAACTGAACGCTCTCTATCCCGTCGATGCAAACGGCTGGCGGCAACTCCCCGGAGCAAACCGAATCATCTAATGGCAAGTCCCCGAATCATCCTCGGTCGCATTGTGGAAGTCAACGGCACCACGCCGGGGCCTGCCAGCGGCATCACGTACACCATCGCTTGCCATGACCCGCAGGTAGATGGCCCGTTCCGCGTGACCAATCAGCGGCCCATTCGTCGCTGGCCGGATGCACTCGACACGGTTGCGTTTGCGGTGGGATCGATGGTTATTGGCGTGAGCGATGCGACCATCCTGCAATGGCACTCGATGGAGATGCCCGACTTTGGAGCGTGTCCGGACAACTCGGGCGGCTCGCAGTTGCTCCAGTTGCTTCGCAGCGGCGGGGCGTTTGGTCCGTTGGGGCCGATTGCACCGGGCAGCGGATCGACCGAGGCTGGCACAGGGAACGATTCTCCCGCTGGACCTATCCCCGGATCTGGGAGTACTGACTGATGGGAATCCGCGTTGACATCCTCACGCCAATCGGATCTGACGGGCCCGCGTTCAACCCGACGCAGATGCTGTCGTCCATTTCGAGCGGCATCACGTACAAGGTGCAGGGCTACTCGAGTGTCGTCGCCCAGATCGACGCACCGATTGACGCTGCGGCTGCTGGCACGATCACGCTGCAATGCTCGCAGGATGGATGCACGTTCTACAACTTCCCGGCAGGTGCGATCACCTACACGGCGACCGGCATTCAGGCTGCTGTCAACGTGGAGGGTCTGGTATTCGTCCGCTACCAAGTGACGGCCACTAGCGGCACGGTCGAATACATGCTCACGGTCTGCGGGGTGGCGAATGTCTAACGTGCCCCCGATGCCATTGGGCGTGGTTGAGTGGCCTAGTGCGGCCCCGGACATCATCACCGTGCCAGCGGGCGGCGGTGGCGGGGGTGCCCCTACGAACGCCCAATACGTCACTCTGGCGACCAATGCGACACTCACACAGGAGCGGGTGCTTACGGCTGGCACGGGCATTTCGCTGACCGATAGCGGTGCGGGCGGAACGATCACCATCGACGCGACTGGTGCGGGTGGATCGACGCTGGCGGCAATCGACTTCGGTTCAGGTGCTGGCGATACGTCGGCCACTGTTGCGGTGACGGGTCAAACGTGGGTAACGCCTACGACCGCAATCGTGGTGACGGTGCTTGGAACGCGGGCCGAAGATGCTGCGGTCGAAGGGCTCACGTTTGCGGTTGGTGATGTGGTCGATGGGGACGGGTTCACGGTCTACGGTTCGAGTCCGCTTGGATCGGTCGGTTCGTACATTCTTTCATGCGTAGGAGTCTGATTCATGGCAGTTCAAATCGCAACCGGATCAAGTTCGACGGGCAAAGCCGACGTTACCACTACGTTCGATCTGCAGGTGCGTACGCCCACCGTTGAGGCAAACGCCGGGTTCGCTCAGATGTCAAGCGAGAACGACGCGGGCGATGCTACTGGCACCCGCTACTGCTTGTCGCCAGAGTCGGACCCAGACTATCGCCTGCGTGCGGCGACCGATTCGCTGTGGGACAGCGAGACGTTCAACTACAACGGCATCAACTCGGCCAAGTACCGCATGCAGTCCAGCGGGTTCGTACCGGCATACTCGTCCGGCTACGTGTCATTCAACCCGACAAGTGCAACGGCTGCGAATAACGCCGCGTGCTTGACTACGTGGAAGTATTTCCCGATCTACGGTGCGGATCAGACGTACTTGGAAGTCAGTGCGGCGATCACTACGACGATTGCTACCGGCAACACGCTGGAGTTTGGATTCTACACGACTGGAACGAGTGCCCCATACACCCCGACCGATGGGGCATTCATTCGCGTGACGACTACCGGCGTGGTGGGAGTGTGCAGTTTCAACGGCTCGGAAACGACTACGGGCGTGTTCGCTGCGGTCGGCGGCGGCAACTTCACGATGGCCGCGAACACGTTCTATCACCTCGTCGTGAGCATCAACGAACGCGAAGTGCAGTTCTGGATCGACGACGTTCTGCGAGGGACGATCAACCTTGACCTCACCGGCACCGGCCAGCCGTTTATGAACGGTTCGCTGCCCGTGTCGTTCACGCAGCGACTTCCGGGTACGGGCGGATCGGCTATGACGCTCCGCATCTCGGACTACACCGTGAGCAAGGGCGGCTATGTCCCGTTCCGTTCGTGGGAGTCCGGCCTCGCGGCAATGGGCTCATGCGGCTATCAGGCCCAGAGCGGGTCCACGATGGGCAGCACGGCCAACTATGCCAACTCGGCTAACCCTACGGCTGCGGTGCCGACCAACACCACGGCGGCACTTGGTTCGGGTCTTGGCGGGCAGTTCTGGGAAACCGATACTTTGGCCGCGACTACGGACGGGATTATCTGTTCGTACCAGAACCCTGCGGCAACCGTCAACCTCAGCGGGCGAACGCTCCTGATTCGCGGCGTGAAGATTGCGAGTCACGTTCAGACCGTGCTGGGTGCTGGTGCTGGCTACGTTGCATCGTGGTCGCTGGCGTTCGGAAGCACGAACGTCTCGCTTGCCACTACCGAATCGTCCATCGCCAAAGCCCCTCGCCGCGTGGCATTGGGATTCCAGACCGTGCCGACCACGGCGGCAGCATTGACGCTCTTGCAGGAAGTGCAAATGCGGTTCGATTGCCCAATCCCCGTCCAGCCAGGCGAGTTCGTTCAGATCGTCAAGAAGAAGATCGGAGCGGCCCCCGCATCCGGCACCATCGCACACCTCATCACGTTTGATTGCGTATTCGAGTGATACACTCCACCAAAGGAACCTGACACATGGCAGACACCTATCT